TATTACAGGCCATCAGATTACACTGCATGATAATGTATTTAATCCCGAGCTTGTTAAGGTACTTCAGGGTGGTACTATTCTTTATTGGCAGGACGAGAATAAGACTACATCTGGCGAGACTGCTACCAATTATGGTGTTGCAAAGTATACACCGCCTGTTGTCGGGTCTGATGATGAAGGTTCTGTTTTTGAGCTTAAAGCTTATTCTGCTATTTATAATGCTGCAGGTATTATTACAGGTTATGAGTGTATTACATATCCTAACTGTAAGGGTGTTCCTGTTGCATTTAATACAGAGGATAATACATTCAGGACGCCTGAGTATACTATTAACTCTGCGCCCAACACAGGTGAGGCACCTTATGATATTGAGTATGTAAAAGCTCTTCCTGAGCTTACAGGCACTACAAATATGGAGGGTCCTGCAGCCTAATATATTGAATTTATATCATTATGCTGGTATTGTCTTTTGATGGTACCAGCATAATTTGGTATTTGAAAGGAGAAATATGCTTATTTTTGATGTTCCCGGTGGCGATGTGTTTTCGTATAGGAGTAAACTTGAAGGCATGGGTATGAGTGACATGCAGATTAACGCTGTTATGAATACATTCGCTAGAGAAGTACCCGATGAAGAATGTGTTAAGGCTTATCCAGTTGATGAAAAAGAGGAAGTTAAGGAAGTAAAAGAGAAGAAAACATATACCGATGAAGATATTACATCGGTCAGTGACCTGAAAAGATATTCTGCCGGTAGTATTGTTGAGTTACCTTCGTTTGGTGATGGTCAGCCATTTATTGCTAGACTTAGGAGGCCTTCGCTTCTTGTGTTATCTAAGAATGGTCAGATTCCCAATTCACTTATCAATCAGGCATCTTCTCTGTTTACAAAGGGTATGAGTTCTGTTAGTGGTTCTAAGGGTGGTTCTACTATTGGTGAGCTTTATGATATTATTGAGGTAATTTGTAAGTCTGCTCTTGTTAAGCCTACGTATGATGAAATTAAAGAAGCCGGTCTTACGCTTACAGACGACCAGATGATGGCAATTTTCTCTTATAGTCAGAATGGTATATCTGCGCTAGAATCCTTTCGTTGAGAGCGAACAGATAATAAGTACAATAGCTATCGCTAAGACTTATAATTGTAAACCTAGCACGTTGTTAAATATACCGGATGAGTACACTGCATATTGTTTTGATGAAGCATGCGCATATATTCAGGCAAGGCTTGAAAATGACGAGAAGCCGTATTTTAAGAAGCGAGATGCAAATATTAGACAGCAGCATTATAGCTCTGCATCAAAATTATATGAGTCTATGGGTTATTATAATGGTGCGTACAGTAAGATTATAGATACCTAAAGAAAGGAGGTAATATGGCTGTTAATTTAGGTACAGCAATAGGCTATCTTGATTTAGATATATCGAGATATGCTAGGGGAATAGATTCTGCAATTGCCAAGACGGGTAAGCTTTCAACAGCTGCCGGTACAGCAACTACTGCTGTTGAAAAAATAGCATCGGGTATGACCACAGCTGGTACAATAATGACAGTTGGTATTACTGCTCCTGTTGTTGGGTTTACAGCTGCATCTGTAAAGGCCGGTGCAAAGTTTGATTCAGCAATGTCAAAAGTAAAAGCTGTTTCATATACAACAATGGATGATATAACTGGCCTTGAAGAGGCTGCCAAGAATTTAGGTGTTGAGTTTGTAGATACTGGAGATAATGTACAGACGTCGTTTAATACAATCAGAAATGCAGCTATTAAGATGGGTAATGATACAAAGTTTACTGCTGATGAATCTGCTGATGCTTTGTATTATATGGGTCTTGCAGGCTGGAATAGTGCAGAAATGCTCAATGGCCTTAAGGGAATACTTGATTTGTCTGCTGCATCTGGTGTAGACCTTGCACAGACTTCTGATATTGTTACAGATGCTCTTACAGCTTTTGGTAAAGAAGCAAGTTATTCTACGTCGTTTGCTAATGCTCTTGCTGCTGCTTCTGCCAATTCAAATACAAATGTAGACCTTTTGGGTGAATCGTTTAAGTATGCAGCTCCAGTTGCTGGTGCATTTGGATATAGTATACAAGATGTAACATTAGCCCTTGGTCTAATGGCATCATCTGGTGTAAAAGGTACGCAGGCAGGTACAGGCCTTAGACAGGCACTTGTATCTCTTACTAAGCCATCTGAAAAGGCCAAGAGTTTAATGGAGAAGTATGGTGTATCTCTTTATACTTCTACTGGTGCCGTAAAACCATTTAGGCAGGTCATTGGTGAACTTAGAGAGACATTTGGTGACCTAGATGTAGAGATTATGAATGCCGATGGTACACTTATGTCTGGCGAGGAGATTATGGAAAAGTATGGTCATAGCCTTCCTCAAACAGAAATGGATAAGTTAAATGCCGTTACACAGATTTTCGGTACAAGAGCTCTTCCTGGTGTGCTTGCAATGATAAACACCGGTGAGGGTGATTTCAATATGCTTGCTGATGCTATTGATAATGCCGATAGTTCTTTTGGTGGTCTTGGCGAGGCTGCAGGCCAGGCTCAGACGAGGATGGATAACCTTGCTGGTGATTGGACTAGGTTTACATCTGCATTAGGTACAACAAAGGTAATTATTTCTGATATGCTAAATGGACCGTTAAGAGGTCTTGTTCAGTTCTTAACTAAGCTTGTTACTACATTTAACAACATGTCACCTGCTCAGCAGGAGTTCATAGTAAAGGCTATAGCTATTGGTGCTGCGATTGGCCCAGTGCTTCTTTTACTTGGCAAAGTTTTACCAGTATTAAAGGCATTAAATACAGCGTTTAATATTACTAGTGGTGTTGTAAGTGTTGCAAGTAGTTTTATGTCTGGTCTTGGTAGTGTACTTGCATTTTTGTTATCTCCAATAGGGCTTATTACGGTCGGCGTTGTTGCACTTGCGGGATATTTAATTTATTTGTGGCATACAAATGAAGACTTTAGAAACAATGTTATAGCTGCATGGGAATATATAAAGACATCGGTCGTAACAACAGCCACAAATATAATGACAGGCCTTGGTCAGATATGGGATTCTATTGTAACTGCTGTTACCAATGCCGTTAATAATGTTGTTAATTTCTTTACTGTTACGTTACCGACTGGTATAAGTAATGGTGTTAATACAGCAAGGAATCATATTTCAGGTTTTATAAATAATATAAGGACAAGTTTTGCAGAAGGTGTTTCTGCCGCTGGCGCAAAGGTAAGTGAGTTTAGGCAGATGTGTTCAGATAGGTTTGAAGCTGCAAGGCAAACTGTTACACAGAAGGCAACTTCAATTAAAGAAGGCTTTGTTAGTAAAGTTAATGAAATGAAGACTGGCGGTGCAAAGACGCTTGCTGATATTAAGAGTTATTTTGTAAGTGATTTTAATAGACTGAGGAGTGAAGTTGCGACAAAGTCTAATAATATAAAGACAAATTTTACAAATGCTCTTAATGGTATGAGGTCAGGTGCGTCAAATGTGCTTAATACTATTTCAAGTTGGTTTACATCAAAAATGAATAGTATAAGGACGACCGTTCAGAATGGTGTTAATAAGTTAAAGAGTGCCTTTCATTTTACGTGGAGTTTACCAAAGATTAAGTTACCTCATTTTTCTGTTTCTGGTAAGTTTGGTTTGAATCCGCCGTCTATTCCGCACTTTAGTGTTAGCTGGTATGCCAAAGCTATGAGAGATGGTATGATTATGAATGAGCCCACTATATTTGGCTGGGATAGCAAGACCGGTAGATTTTTGGCCGGTGGTGAATCTGGTTCTGAAGTTGTTGTTGGTACAAAGAGCTTACTTGAAATGATTAAAGAGGCTGTTCATAGTTCAATGTCTGAGCTTAACACAATAGTCGGCGGGTATTGTGCCACTGTAGTAGATTCGTTTATTTCTATAAATTCTGTGTTAGGTGATATAATAGAAACGTTTTCAAATGTTACTGATGGTTTTACAAAAGAAATTGGCACAGTTGAAAAAGTCGCTAGTGCAATGAAGAAGCTCGACAAAGATGTTGATAGTGGCTATGGTAGGTCAAGAAATAATGATTTTAATGTATCAGATGATATGCTTAATAGACTTGCAGCTATCTTGATTGAGATACTTAGAAATGCTCCAATCAATTATAATACAACATTTGAGGTTAGACAGGGTGACGTTGTTCTTGATAAGGAAAGAACAGGTAGAGCACTTGCACCAGTAATATCTCGTATTCAGGCTACAACTTAAGGAGGTTAATATGTATATATCACTTAAAGATAGACTTTATGAGTTTGATTATAAGTATGACCGTCACGATAGGCAGCTTGGATATGGTGTTGTTGTTGATGGTGTAA